GCGTTAGTGTTGAACGATGATCGAAATACACCTGCCATTTCCAGAAGTCTCCAGATAAATCTGCGACCCCTCTTGCTGCTCATGAGCCATTTAATATCTGATTCTTCATTCTGTCGGTCAATTTTTTCGGCAGACTTTTTATTGTCCTTAGATTTTTGTTGACCTTTCAGATCGAGAGGATTATATTCGCTCATGCTCTAATATATATAGTCAATACACTGTTACGGTCACACCTATTTTTGATTAGGATACATTTTTTTTGCAGTTTTTGCTGCATTTTTAAAATCTTTAGCAGTAGGTCTACCTTTTTCACCTTTTTTTTTCATACGTTCACCAGAACCTGCTTTAATTCTTTTGCGTTTTCTATGAATGTTTTCGTATAAACTCATTATTTTTTACCTCCATAAAGTTTGTCTGCAAACATTTGCAATAAAGATTTGTCTTTCTTTTTTTTCTTTGCTTTTTGTTCTCTATTGTGCTGATCTATCATCATTTTATAACGCATTTTTGCACCTGCATCTAATTTTTGACCGTATCCTGTGTTGTTCATAATTAAACCTCCAATGGTGTTGGTGAATTGTAACCACTAAACTGACCTATAACATCCATCATAGATGGTTCTCCAGTTTTAGAGTTATTTAATTTTGTCATATTTTCTACAGCCTGTTGCTGTGCTTCTCTCTGCGCCATTTGCTGTTGTGCTTGCGCTCTTTCCTGACGTATTATTGCCACTTGCCTGTCAGGAACTATTAATTCTGGATCAATACCTAGCATTTGTGCATATGCATTAGCCCATTTATCAGAATCAAACTTATCAAGTACATCAGGTTTCATTTGTGCAATCATACCCATAGTATTTGTATACCTATCTACACTATTTGTACCAATAGCACGTTGTGCTTGTGCCAACATAGATACAAATTCTACGTTTAATTCCATGCCTTGCAACTCTTCTGGAGCAGGTGGTACTAATCCAGATTCAATCATTCTGTTAAACGTATTGTCAATTAATGGATCTAACAATTCATTGTGTAATCTTTCTAACACTGGGCCTAACATAAGCAGTTTTTCTTCGTGACGTTCTGCTACTTCTGTTGCGGTCATGCGTGTGTCAGTGGCATTTGCCAACATTAAAAACAAATCAGCATAAAAACTACTGTTTATACGGCCACGTACATCCTGTATATCTCGTAATAAATGATCAAGATTTAAATTTACATTAAATGCTGTTTCAATTTTGCCTTGCTGACCATCAACAAACGTAACTCCACCCGGCAAACTATCTACATCTCTGTTTTTCATGTAGCTCGGTACTTGTAATGGTGGCTTTGTTTGGTAATCAATCCCCTGTGCCTTACGTAATTGTTCATGTTGTAACTGTTTTATGTCACCTAATGCCTCCATTCCCGGTGAATTGCCATAAATATCACCACCTGCAACACCCCATCTGGGTATAACAGCAGGAAAATCTCTATATCCACTTTCTCTTAATACTTGTTCGCCTTCACCGCCTTGCTCAAAATAACAAGACTTATATTTCATGTTCATATTATCTTGTTTATTAAAATCTCTTTCCCTATCATCTCTTGGTTCTATTGCATGAATTATTGTTATCCATTGATCTAACGAACCTCTGTCGTACAAGTTTTTAACGGACGTTGAACATTTGTTATATCCAAATTCTCTTACAAGTTCTCCTACTGTTTTTTGGAATTCTCTATACAAAGTGTTAACTCTGCCTTGATAATCAGTAGCTATTGCATATTCTCCAATAGTTACAGGATAATGATGTATAGCGTTTTTACTATCAGGAAGAATAATAGAACCAGCTGTACCAAATGCTCCAAGTTCCTCGTATATGCCATGTAATGTTCGGTATGTATTAGATTTTTGAAACACCAATTGCATACGCTCTGTTACATCAGCTAACCATAACTGTACAGGTGGGTATTTATTAAGATCTGGATCTGCTGTTCCTAACCTAAACCATGGCCTTGCAGGGGATGTTGCACCAGCCATCATGCCAGCACCTAATGTTCTTAATGCTCTTGTACCTGTGTTGTCATATATCGAATTATGTCTTCGATGGCCTTTGTTTCTGTCCTGTTCAAAATATCGTCCGTTTCTTGGTAATAAATATGTTGTCACTTCCTGCCAATGTGACCACCATGTAGCCCTTTCTGATCTAAGATGACCCCACCTTGTCAATAACTTAGCTCTTTTGGTTTTCATTAGTTAACCACCTAATAATGTACTACCGCCACCTAAATTTAATTCGTCTGTACCTACACCTTGTTGTCCAGTAAGTAATGTTCCTCCAACACCAGCTTTTTGTTTTGCTTCAATTGCAGATTGCATGCCAGATACATCTGCTTTCTTTTGATTAGCTTTGTTGTATGCCATTTGGTTAGCTTCTTGCTGTTTTTCTGCTTGTGCAGCAGCTTTTTGATTAGCAGCTTTTTGTTCTGCTAATTGCTTTTCCTGCATTTTTTGTTGTTGTCTGCCCTGATAATATTGAAATGCTGAACTGGCAGCAGTTGCAACAAGCGCGGATACAGCCATGTTATAACTCCTTGGAATAGATTATGTCTTGTACACCATATTTTAATCTTGGTAGCATATGTGCCAAAGTGGTGTCTTCTTTAGCGTGCCATAACATAAGTTTGCATCCAAGTGATTTGGCGTGAGTTTCTGTTTGCTTAATTAATTTTAAACCTGCCCTGCTACCTCGCATTTCTTTCTTGATATACAAGAGATCATTTTGAGCTAATACAAGATCGGCATAATGTGGATGATTAAGAACAAAATTAACAGAATAACCTATCAAAATATCATCCTGCCAAGCCGATAAAATGAAAATTCTACGCATCTTTTCCAAGTTTCGATACGTTTCTTCATCTGGCTTTAGCTTCATTACTTCTTTGTTACGAGCAATCTCTTCGTAATGCTCCTCAAACAAGATTGTTGCTTTAGCCAACATTTCGTCAACTGTGGCAAGTTTGATTTCCGATTTGGATACCCTACTTTTGTTTACAGTAACTGTAGATTCGCTAGTTACGGTCACACCATTCATAAAAAAATTTGGTTACATAGTTAAATCTTATATGCACTCTGCCTGTCATGCCAATTTATAGCCTACTGTATGGGTCATATTCTACCTTTTGCTTGCTGTCGTTACGTCTTTTGCTGTATATGTCTTCTGGTACTTTCTTGGCTACTGGAAGGGCAAAGGTTAGTGCTAGTGCATCAGCTAAATCTGGTGACCCTGCTCCCTGTAATCTCTTCTTTATCTGATCCTTACTTTCCAATACTCGTCTACCCACATTGTCGTACCAATATATCGGTGTTGCTAACTCTTGTTTAAGGGCTATGTCGTTTGGTATTGCACCACCTTCTTCTATCCATTGCTTCATTAACCACCACATCTCACTTCTACGATTAATGTATTGTTGTTGCTTTAGTGCCTTGCCACCAAACGGTACTTCGATTACGTCATATGACAATTGCCTAAGTCTATCGATTACACCACTACCAGCACCTGCATCACAGAACACTGCATCTGGGTCATGCTCCTCTATCAGATTGGCTACTCTAGCTGCTAGTTCCATGTTGTCTATACCTCGATATACAACAGGCTTAAATGCTTGCTTACCTTGCCGTCTGAACACCACAGATCTGTCATCCCCAAATCTGGCAGGGTCGATGCCAAGGACTATTGGTGACAACTTTACATGGTCTGATTGGTATGTTCTTTTTGCTGCATCTTCAGTGTCTGCCAATGCAATCAACTGGTCATCACCTTGGGCAGAGAAATCACATAGATATTCTCTTGCAAATGATGTCTCACTCATATCACGTTTGAGACGAGTTACCTCATCAGGATGCAAGCTATCGGTATCGAATACTGTGTATCTGGCTGCTGTCCAATCGTCCTCCTCTATGGCCTTGTAGTACAACTCAGAGAACAAGTTAATGCCACTAGGTGTACCAATAAAGATTGACCATCCAAGACGGTCAGACAATGCTGGTTGAACTATGTCTGTCCATAACTCGTTCTTTAATTGTGCGACCTCGTCCATGACTATGCCGTCCAGACGTAATCCACGCATAGCATCAGGATTGTCTCCACCAAACAATCTAATGATCGCTCCATTATGTTTAAACCTGACCGATAGTTCACCCTCATTGATGTCGATTACAGAGGTTCTACGCAATGGTTCTATTTTCTGCTTCAACCTAGCCCATGCAATCGCTTTTGCCTGTCTCAGAAACGGTGCAACGTACACAAACATGGCTAGTTCTTTGTCTGTCTTCATGGCCTTATCAATTAATTCCATTATTGCGAGTTCAGTTTTGCCACTACGTCTGTGGAGTGCATAAACACTAAACCTTTGTTTCTTTATATGGCATTCTCTCTGCCAAGTCCGAGGTGTGTAATCGAGTGTTATCAACGTCTGCTCTACACCTGTGGAACGCCTGTTGAAATAGTCAAGTTAATATCTCCTTTTGCATCAATACCCACACGATCTCCATAGCGTTGCGGAAACCACTTGGACAATAGTTTCAATGCAACATCGCTTTTGGCCTTCTGGAGAGCCACCCAGCCGGGATCTATGCGCGGATTATCTCCTCCTATCATCTCAGGAGTTTCACTCATAATCTCCATAATAGAATCCGCAATCATATCTGATCCAACCTCACGCGCACGCACGAAGCGTTCATTAAATTCCTTATCTTTATTCAACCAATTATAAATAGTAGTAAAAGCAGGTTTACCTTTTTGTCTGCAAAAAGCACGCAAAGTATTACCAGAAGAAATCCAAAACAAAACTTCTTCGATAATAATTGGATCAGGTTTAGCTACTGGTCTACCTAACTTGGATTGTTTTGTAACGAGTTGGATAGGAGACTCTTTTTTCATAACGGCAAATTTGAGCTATATAACCACGAGAGATACCGAACATGATAGAAAGACAACCATAGCCAATACCATAATCTTCATGTAGCTCTCGTAAAGCATCTACAATCACCTGAGTTATTTGAGGATTATGATTAGGATGATCCTCAGCTACTCGATGACCAGACTCTGAGACACCAACAACAATAGTTTTTGGCCTAACTGCTGCTAGTGTCATAAAAAATAAATAAAATTAAACATAATATAGAGAAATGTGGAGTAAATCGCAATATCTAGAATTAATTTGTTGACACCTGTTGGATTATATGCAACACTATAAATATCGGATGTCTACCGATGCTTCACTTACTAATTTCAATTAACAACAAGCACATGACTAACGCAACTAATCCAGAACTACATATGTACCTTAACTGGAAGGCACAGACAGAATTTGAATTAAAAGCTGCGGTGCAAACTAATAACCACAAGCAAATTCAAGAATGCAAAGATACACTTGCACGTTTAGAAGAAAATTACAAAGATGTAGATCTTGGTCAATTTTTTAACAAGACATCATTCTTTTATCACAACAACGGCAAGACTTATAATTTTCCCGGCAGATTTACTTCTGATAGCGAAGCTGATAGGAAATGCAGAATTAAGTATCAAGGTTTATTTGTACAGCATTACGAAATGTTTAGCCTACTTAGCGAAAGCAAAGATGAAGAATGGTTAGAGTTACAAGCTAGATATTATTCTGCTAAAGAACCACACTTCACAGGTTTTGATGGTGATGCATACAGAACAAAAGCAGAGGTCAACTAATGGCCTTTGCTTTATTTCCTTATTTACTTTTATTCCTAATCCTTATTTAAAATGCAACTACAAGAATTTAAAAATTCAACCTACGGTCAAAGAATCAGGTCTATTTTAATTAGAACTTGGCAACCTAAAACCAAAAAAGATTTTGATGGAATTGAAAAAGGTATGAATAATACTCACAGACAATTAACTTTTAATGGTTATTTCAAAAGAAATAATCCTCAAGAGTTAGAAGAGTACATTAAAGCTATTGATTATTAATTATGGACACATTCTATTTACAAACCATCTCTGAGTACAACAACTCTCGTTACCAAGAAAACGGCTACAAGAATAGATACGAGTACTTGGAAAGTTTACGAGAACAGTACGGTGAAGAAAAAGTTAATGCACTGCTAACAGTTCTCCCACCATCAGAAGACTTTGATGGTTTAGTTACCGAGCTAGAAGACAGCAATTTTTAGAGGGTGTAACAACCCTCTTTTTTTTTGCCTAATTACTTGTATTAATGTTGCATTTATGGCAATATATAGATATGGAATCAACTATTAAAACACCAGTACAATTAGCCATTGCT